TTCAGCGAGGGCATCAATTTTTGCTTCCAACCTGCCAATACCTGCGTCAAACCTTTCCATGATTCTTTCAAGGTCTGCACGAACTTCTGCGCGAGTGATGTGATCACGGGCAATTTCCTCCCGAGTTCTATTCAATAGGATCTGGATGCGCTTCTGTTCATCTGAAGCTTGCTTAAGCATGAACATCACCAGACCCACAAAGAATGATGTGATGAGATTCCAAATAAGAGCGCCCGTATCCATTCAGCACTTCCATGCGCGTAAGCTTTTGTTAATACGGCTGTTAGGATCTTTGGCTGTTTTGGCCGACGTAAGCTTCTTTTTCATCCCTTCCATTCTGGCGCAGAATGATTTCTTACGTGACCCACCCTCGGGCTGAGGAGCCTTAAGACCAGGCTTATCAGGATTGGCCGCGTTATAAGAAGCCCGGCCCTTGGCGTTTAAGCCACCAGCCGGGTTTTTGCCTTCTTTGCGTTGCCAAGCTGGCGTCTTAGCCATAGAACACCGTGACTTTGGCATTCGATAGGGTTGCATAGGCGCTTGTTCTACACCATACCCCATTAGCCGGGATGAGCACGGAGAAGGTTTCCCCGTTTGCAACCGTATTAATTACGAATTTGCTTGTCCCGCTTGAGCCGCCATCTTTAATCTCAACACTGCCAGTAGACGTGCCTGGTTCAACAACCAACCCGCGGACGCGAGTTGGTGTAGCCGTGACAGCGCCAGACGCAGCAAGAGACTTGCCAAGAACGTCTGTGTCCATGAGACACTCCTATTAGGCAGTTGCAAATGGTGTGGCAACCGTGCCAGAGCCAAGGGCAATACCGTTGACCATGTACTTGTTGGCTGCGATCGCAACGATCTGGACCCATGAGCCAGCAACGCCACCGGTCGTTGTACCGTTGAAGTTGATGAAGTCATCGCTTGCGCCGGCCGTGTAAGCCACAAGCGCATTGGAAGAATCAGTATCAACGCCAAGGATCGTACCGACAAACTTGTCAGTGCCATCCGTACCAATCTTCAGTGAAGATGTAGCAATCGTGGTTGGAACCCAGATCGTATAAACAACGCCTTCGTTGTTAGCCGTATTGGGATCATTTCCAGGGCCAGACGAGGATACGTTAGCCGAGGTATTGATTGCGGGAAGCGTCAGAACCACGTTAGCAGCAAGGGTGCCACCAACAGAAATAATCCGGCCAGCATGGGCCACGGGATTTAGTGTGGTACTGGAAGTGATCTCAACGATCGTGGATGGGCCTTGTTGATAAATGCCGCCCAGGGATCGGACTGGACCGTCAAAGGTAGAAATAGCCATGATAACTCCGCGTTGTAGCGCATCCCCATACCGTCTCTACAAAGTCTGCTAGGTCAGTCGGTACAGGTAAGAACCCTAGTACGCTTAGCATACAACAAAAAAGGGGGTTATGCACCCCCTTTCTTGTTAGAGCGTAATTACTTACGCGCCCTGGCTACCAAAAATCCCTAAAGGATCTGATACGCCAAAGGAATAACGCTCACGAGCCTTGTAACGCACGTTACCGGTATCGAAATCGCCATCCATTCCAGTACTCATCGGTGTCCGCACGAAGTGCTTCAATCCGTTGGGTACATCGGTGGTGAGGAACCAGCCGTTCGTGTCGGTCAAGAAGTGGTTGATCGTATAGCCTTCTGGGATCGAACCGTTGTTCTTGATGGCGTTGATGTCGTTGTTGTTGGTTCCGACACGGAGTTCGGTTTCCAACAGACGCGTTGCCACGAACTGGAGGTTAGGAGGAACAATGAGCTTGCGTGGGCGAGCTGCAATCAACAGATCACGTTCGTCGGTCCAAGCTGCGATTTGAATGACCGCGTTTTCCAACGAAGTCTCGTTCAAGTCTGCCTGGGTTGCGGGCGTGTTGCTGTTAACGCCACCGGATACCAGTGGGTGCGAAGTGGAGAACAGGGGCTGGCCGTCACCGTATGTAACGGTAGATGCCCATCCGTTGTTCAACACGGCTGCTGCTTTCACCTGCTTTGTGTATGCCATGGCGCGAGCAAGTGCCTTGGTATAACGTGAGCTGAGCGAATCGTACAGGTTGTCTTCGATTGCCTCTTCGGTAATCGAGAAACCCATGGCGATTGTTTCATGGGTGTAGCGAGCCGTCCAAGCTTCCTGCGCATTGTCATAACGAATCGCAGCGCCTTCGTTCTTGACCGGTGCGGCCGAGAATCCAGACAGCTTGGTTTCCTCTTCAAACGAACGCTCAGAGGTCTCGGTTTCGTAGATCTCTTTGTGTTCTTCGCCATAGCGAGCGTACTCAAGACCGAACAGGGCGTTCAGGCCGGGGAGCAGCTCTTTCAGTAGTTGTGCGCGTGAAATAGCCATTTAAGTTTCCCCTTACAGTCCTGTTGGGTTGTAGTAGGCATGACCACCCAAGAAGGTAGAACCGCTAATGTTCGGCATATTGAACTTAACGATTGCTTCCGGGAAATACAAAGTCCCACTATAGGTAAATGCCGTATCCGGCACCAAGTCAACAATACGGATAGGCAGTGATGCCGTCACGTCCGCCGAACTCAACAGGATTGCCTGCTGTGAATCGCCTGTCGTGGTGTTGAGGGTGTTAGCCACAAGCGCCGCGTTGTTGTTGATATTGGTGTAGGTAAGGCCCGTGGTCGTCGAAACAACCGTGGTGCCAGTTACTACAGCAACCTGGAAAAGCTGATCAGGATCTTCACAGACATACGCATAAATAAAGGTATTTGCCTTTACCGATGTGCCGCTAATCCATGATTGTGACCAGGTTGGCTGTCCAGTTACGGACGAAACAAACTGGCATCCTAAGAAAACACCGGCAAAGCCTGTTGCTGGTGCAGCCGTTGTCGAGGTCGATATTGCAATAGTGCCGTCATTTACAAAAATGACAGGGTCACCAAAACCAATGCTTGCAGCACCGGATGCAATACGACGTTGACGAGTAGCACCGGCAAAGACCTGACCACCGATCAAATTGATCGGCCTTAGCCCATAAGGGGCTGAAACAGTCGGGTAAGCCATTTGATTTACTCCAGTTAAAGTTTATCTCTTACCGAATTGAACCTCGGTGCGCCTGTCATTAAACAGTGGCATCCGTGGGTCGTTTTCGCGCATGAAATTGCTGTCCACACTCTTCATCCAATCGTTGGCTTGCTTCAGGTAATGGGTATTACGCTGATCCACCATCTCTACGGGAGCGCGGCACAACATTAATCCACCAATCTCAATATTGCCGGTTTGAGGTCCGGTTGCGAGCAGGGCTCGGGTTACCTCGGGATAGTCTTCCCACTTGCATGGTTCAAACCCATCCTGATGACGGCTGGCCACATTCCTTGCGTCGGACTGCCCCAGTACTGCGGTGCGTACCCAACGATGTCTCCAACCATCTCGCGGGAGAGGATCGGGCAATGAGCTGGGCGGCTTCCATTGCTTCGGACGTTCCGTGGTTTCACGGGTCTGTGCTTCTCTGGATTCGCGGCTCATAACTTTCCTTCCATGCGTAGTTTTGCCAATTCCATGGCGTATTTTTCAAGCGGAACTCCAAGCCTCTTGGCCGTGTTGGCTTCTGAGGTTGTCAGCTTCAGTTTTTTAGGTGGCGAGCTGCGCGTTGCCGGGGCAACCACCGAGGCAGGAGGCTTTGCTTTTTCCTCTGGCGGCTCCCGATCGCCAAAGTACTCAGGGAATTTCTCCCTTACGCGAGAATTGATTTTCTCGTAATACTCATCCGTCAATGCGTAATGTTCACCATGTTCCCGGGTAAGCTTTTTATGCAGGCCCATGGCAAAAAACGTCATCTCATCATCTACCCCAGGTTCACCTGACTGACCAAACCATTTATTGTTGGCCTTCCAGGTTTCTGCCTTGCGGTCTTGATAAGTATTCTGCTGAACATTATAAGCAGGGTTTTGCTCCTGTTGCAACTTTTCTTCAGGAGCCGGTGTCTGAGGCTTAAAGTTTTTAACCTTGTCAGCCTTTAACATCGCCGCATTTAATGCTTTCTGTGCCGCCAATATCCGGTCGGATTCTTGGCTTTCCAGCGCTTCCTTAAATAACCGCTCTGCCTCAGTAACTTCCTTTTCCGTGGCGACCTGCATCGTTTTAATTAACGTGCTTTCACCCGTGGTTAGCTTTTCCTTTAACTTGGCATTTTCATCGGCAATCTGTTTTGCATACGCGATTGCCGCTTCACGCTCACGCTGAGCCTCTTCCTTGGCTCTGCGCTCATCGTGATAACCGTGCTTCAAATGCTGAATGCGTTTCTTAACATTCTCTGAGTACTGTTTAATCTCATCATCAGGTATCTCAGATGGATCACCCTTTAATGGCGTCGCATTCCTATCCGCCTCGGGGCGATCGTCAACAATCTCGATCTCTGTCTCACCCTCGACTTCAAAGTCAATCTTTTCTTCACTCATAACTTCCCCTTTATGCGCGGCTATAGCCACGAGGATCTTGGACCACACCCTCGATGGTGTCGTCGTTGATCAAACGAAACTCCCGTCCGTGAATCTTGAACCGGGTTCCTGAATAAGCACGCACTAATACAAAGTCACCTTCCTTGCACCATGGACCCGTTGGGAACTTTGCCGCATCCTTATAGCAATCTGGTCCCATCTTCAGTACAAACAAAACAACCGTGCTGAACTCTTCAATTTTTGCAAGCGAATCAGGCTTGAATAAACCATTGGCAAACTTATCCTCTACCTCTGGTAATGCGCATAACATCCGATAGCCCGTGGGCTCCGGTAGTTGCGTTGCTTCCTGCTGAGTATCCTCAGTAATATCACTCATCGTATTCCTTCATTCGATTGGCAAGGTCTTCGTTGATGCGCCTTGCGACCAAAAGACCTTGAATCTGGCCGCAGACGAATTTGTACTCCTCAAAACTCTTCATGCTCCCTTGCGAGAGTTG